TCTGGTGCGTTAGACATTTCTGGTTTAGCTGCAGGTTTGTTTATACCCGGTGCAAGTCTTGCAAAGTTTTCTCAAGCAGCCACCAAAGGCGCACGTGTTGCTCAAGGCGCTGCAATAGGTGCTGCTGAAGGCGCTGCTTATGGTTTCTTAGGTGGTGAAGGAGAAGAAAGACTAACAGGCGCTGCTATGGGTGCTGGTCTAGGCGCAGGTTTGGGTGGTGTTGCTGGTCGGTTTTTAACTAGAGGTGCTGATGAAATAGAAGAGCCTCTTCGTAGAGCCGTTGAGCGTGAAGATGCTGTTGTAAACATGGGCGGTGATGAAGGGTTTAACAATGTTACCAGAGCTACGTCAGGAGTAGGTGATTTAGACGGTAACTCCCTTCAAAGAAAAGTAACACGTGTAGAAGACGAAGCACCTGCAAGTATTCACGAAGATCCTAAAAGCGGATCTAACCTGATAGGTAATTTAGTATTAGGAACTAGAGAGTGGGTTGATAAAAACGTTAGTACTCGTGCTGGTAGGCTTGCTGAAGATTCTGAGATAATGGTTCGTCAAGAACTAAACGATATTGATGTGAAGTTTGACGAAGGTTTGTTTGCTACTGCTCGTGAGATGTTTGAAAACGACAAACAATTTAAGAGTTTGTTTACACGTATGAGTGAGTCTATAGATGCAGACAACAGAGTTACTTTTGATTTGGCACGTAAACTATCTAAGTCAAAAGAACAGACAGACGTTATAAACTTTTTAGAGCTAGAAACAAAAGCACTTCAAGCTTACGACTTTGTACGTTTTGATAGAAGACTTGCTGATTATTTTCCTACTCAGAACATAGGTAAGCGTAGCGGTACAGCAACTCCAGATGATTATGTAAATCCTATCGATGCGTTAAAAGATCTGGCTAAAGATATTTCTGCTGCTCGTGCTGTTGCTCGACGACATAATCTTAGTATGGGTCAGTTTGAAGACGAAGCAACAGACCTTATTGCTTTGAAAAAAACAGGCAAGCCAATGTCGCGTATGAATTTTGTTATTAACAAGATTCGTAATGAGACTCAAAAGCAAGCAGCTAGACAAAAAGATATAACAGATCCTTCAGCTATTGCGGACAACTATGCTGAAGGTTTACGTAGTATTCTCATATCTTCTAAAGTTGGCGGTGACGCAGTAGGTGCTACAGTAAGACGTGGAATATCTGCTGCTCTGTTAGCTAACCCAATCAACGCCATACTTAACTTGATAGAAGGCGTTACTTCTCCTATATATCAGAACGGTATTATACCTGTACTGCAGACGGTGCCTAAAGCTATTCTTGCTACTTTCAACAAAGAGCTAGGCTCAGTAGATCCTAAGTGGTTGTCTAATAAGCAACTTGGTTTGGATAAGCAGTACATGGGTGAGCTTCAAGCCGCTACTAAACAAACTGTAGAAGACGGTGCAGATCTAGTAAAGTTTGCAAGACTGCCTCAGTTTATAACTAACGCTGTAGATAAAGTAGGCGAGTTTGCTTATAACGTTTCTGGTGTTCGTACAGTAAACCGAATGAGCCAAGAGATATTGACTAACTCATCTATCCGTCAAGGTATAAACCTAGCTAAGAAGGGTGATGAAAAGTCTTTAGAAAAACTACGCAAACACGCAGGTATGAGAGGACTTTCAGAGTCTGAGTTTAACAAGACTGTCGAGGCTCTCAAGCAGGAAGATCTAACAAACGGTTGGGTAGTAAACTTTGCAGGAGCTTCACTAAACAAGTGGCAGCCCGTTAGTGCCAGTACTATGCCAAAAGCGTACAACGACAATCCCGACTTTCGTGTTATGTACAGCATGTTGTCGTACATGAACAGACAGATGAACAATCTGCGTACTGAAGTAGGGCTTAATTTGAAAAAGGCTCAGGAAAAAGGATTGAACACCAGAGAAGGCGCTGAAGCTGCGCGAGCAGCAATGCTTAACAGTGCTAAATATGTAGGTTTGTTTGGTGTTGTTGCAGGTGTTTGGGACGATGGCCGTAAGACGCTTGACTTTACTAACGACAAGTATCTTGAAGATGTATTAACACCTGAAGGTTTTGCTAGTGCAACGATGAATCAGCTTGTTTCTAACATGACAAGCGGAGTATATAACATACGTGCTGAAGAGTACGGCGGTCAAGCTGTAAGTATTACACCTGCTCCTTTAACAGCAGCAAGTAGAACTTTGTCAGCAGCACCTAAGTTATTTGAAGGAGATGTTGATCCTATGCTTAGGTCTTTACAAACATACACTCCCGGCCTAGCAACTATTGATCGTATTATCCGAATGACTCCGGTACTTCAAGAGCAACTAGGCAGAGAGCGTTTATTAACAGATAACTAAATCTCGCAGTTGTTACCAGTACAGGCTAACGTCTGTGATCCTTCAGTATTGTCAGAGTTTTCAGAGATGTTCCAATCAATAGTCTCTGGGAACTCTGCCTTCAACTTCTCATAAGTCTCTAGATCAATAGGCTCATAAGGTGCTTGCTGGTATGTGTGTTCGCTGTAGGGTAGGAAACTAATACCACTGATCTTATCGAACTTGTTATACAGCCATTGACCTACTTCTAAGAACTCATCATCACGATAGTAACACGTCATTGATGGTTTGTGTTCACACCAGTGGTCCTGATAAATCTCCCACAGTTCTAACTGTTCCATAGCACCCATCTCAGAGGCCACCACAGCCCCGTCAGGAGACTTTATAGGAAAGCTGAATACCTTGGTACTGGGTGACATTACATCGTCCTCTACAGGGATTCCTGCGGCCTCAAGGACTGTACACAGTGGATCTCTAGCGTCTGCTCTTACTCGTCTAATGTACTGATCTGAGTATCTAGGATGGATACCAGAAGCAGAATCAACAAGCTGAGACACAGTGCCGGAAGGCTTAACAGCAGTAATAGCGGTAGACACATTAATATCAAGACGTTTCGCCCAGTCTGCATTAGCTTTAATCGCTTCTTCCTTGAGTTCAGTAAGCCAAGTCTTGAGAACACCTTTGTCTCTCCTTCCCGACAACGTCGGATGATCCATAATACCTGTCAAGCTAACACCAAGCAGTGCTTCTTCTTCGGTGTTGTTCTTCCATACCTTACGTAGGTAACGGAAGTCTGTCAAGGTAGCCTGTAAAGTCCCAAGGATAGCTGCAGTACGAACTTTTCGTTTGAGGTCTGACAACGTATCGGTTGCCCTGACAACAACTTCTGATAGATTGCAGAATTGGTAAGGCCGTAGGATGATCTCGCTACATGGATTAGTTCCAAAATCATAGGTAGCATCTCGTCGCTCGTTCTTTGCAGCTTGCTTTTGACTTGCGACTCTAGAGAACATACCTCGCTCTCCTGATCGGGACTCGTATAAACTTTTCCACTCATTTAGGAATGCCTCAAAGTCTGGCTTCTCTGTATAACACGCACTGTTGTTTGCTAGTCCGCGTTGTGGATTGTCTTGCCACCATTGGCCTGACTTGCATCGTCGGAGTCTATCGTCAGTGAGGTTAGACAAACTGATGAGAGCACTTCTCCTAACCCCGCCGACGACGACGATCTGTGCAATCTTACAGCAGAGATCGTGGCATTCAATTGAGGAGAGCCTACGTCCATGAGCCTCGCGAAAGACTTCAACGGTAAAGTTAAAGAGATCGACAAGAGGTTCTGGACCAGATGCTCTACCGCCGAAGGTTTTAAGTGCTGCCCCTGCAGGTCGTACTCCAGATATGTCCCACTTTGGAAGCTGACCCGAATAGAGCAAGCTAATAAGTTCTCTGTAGGCTTTAGCCCAGCCAATTTTAGAATCGGCGACGTGTATAACGGTATCGGTTTCATGAAAGTCCTCTGCTACTTCTGGTAGTTTAGATACATATTGACGCTCGACACTGAAGCCTACGCCTGTACCGCACATCAGGACGTACATCATCTCGTCAAACGCTTTAGGATGGTCGATAGGTAAGTAGCTACAGTTAAAGCCAGCTACGTTGTCACGGTCAAGAGCCTCGCCAGCTGTCATCAACGCTCGCATTGAAGGCATAACATCTAGATCGTGGATGTCTTTGAACATCCCGTTAGCTTCTTCAAGAGTAAGCTTACCCTTCTCAACCCAGAAGTTTAGGTACCTGTCGATTGTTTCTTCCCAAGTCTCACGCCTCTGTTCCTCTGGTAGGTAACGTGCATAGCGGGACTTGTGTATGTATTGTTGATATGCGTCCAATTATCTTACTCCTTTGTTCGTGTTTGTTTTCCCTGTTCATAGCCTGCAGCATGGCCTACAACAGCACCGTACCCAAAACAGACTACAGCTACTACTAAAAAAGTTAACGTATCCATGTTACCCCTCCGTCTCTTCTTCAAAGTAGCGTTTACAATAAACTTCCGTTACCTCTGAATCTGCACAGATAAGCGCACCATACAACGGTACACACTTCTCTTTCATAAACATATGAGAGCCGTAATCAGCACAGACTCTTGTATCGGGTTCAGTAACGCAACCCGCAAGAAGCAGCAACGGAAATAGTTTCTTCACTCGTTTAGTTCCTTAATTAATCTATCAATGTACCAGCGACACTTGCGTAAGTCTTCGATGGGCTTGCCTTTGTAGTCGTACCGCCACAAATACTTCAACGCATTACCTTTTAGATAACCACTGAACTCGTGTGGTGGCATAGATGCTTTGATTGCTTCGATAGCTTCAATGGCACCCTTGTTGTAGTGGTCAGGTTTCTCTACCGGGTCAGGTACTGCTCTCAAACTGTCCCACTCTGAAGGGGTTATGTTGTCAATGCTCATCCGTACTTTCTCCTGAGATAGTTCATGCTGATTGGTAGCTCATCAAAGGAACCGTTGTTTACTTCGTTGAGCATCCAGATTCCAGACCAGCTTCCGTTTGTTTGTGGGTTTAGATAGTCTTCACTATGGTTGTAATAGATACCAGCAAACAAACCAGTGATGCTACTACCGTCTGCCTTACGTGCGAAGGCTATGTCTCTGTCTTGGACATGTCCCATGATGCACGACATGAACTTCTTTTGCAACATGAGTTTTGCACAGGTGACGGGTCTGCCCATAACACCGCTCGTGAAGTAGTGGCAGTACGCGATGCCATCGATGATGATTGGTTGTAGAAAAGGGATAACTTCCCAGCCGGTTTCGTCCAATAAGAAATGATCATAACTCATTAGTCCTTCTAGTTTAGGGTCAGCTTCAATGGCCCGTTCGATTCTCTGCTCATGGTTGCCTAACAAGAATACCATTCGTGGTGTCCACGTTTTCTTCTTGTTACTACGCAGTCTCTCCTGTTCTTTACGGATAGGTAACATGAATTGATTCATAGCTTCGATGCCAGCTTCAATGTCAAGTGTATACCGCCGTCCCTCAAACGACTTTTTACCTACGTCATAACTGCTGAGACTTGGCATGTCCCAGTGATCCCCCAGATGAACGATAACGTCAGGCTTAGTTGCGGCTGCATATTTACCAGCCCAGTACAGATGATCAGTAGGCAGTCCCGGTTTGACTTGAGTATCAGGTATTACTAGATGTCTCTTCATTGCTTTTTACTCCATCCTGCAGGACAGGTTTCTGGTGTGTACCACGTGAATCCCTGTTTGTCTGCCCATTCTTGCATGGTGTATCTTGTCCCGTCACTTCTACGTCTTGCTCCGGGCATAGCGGTTCTTGGGTTTTGGAAGACAAAGACCAGCGTCTCCTTCT